GTTCCGGCCATCTAGGCCGGACTCCATTGAGACATCCGAATCGCGTCCGGTCGCGACGTGATCGACTTTGATTGTTCCGGCCATCTAGGCCGGACTCCATTGAGACACCTAGCCGAAAAAAGACCAGCGTCAAGGGGCCCGTATTGTTCCGGCCATCTAGGCCGGACTCCATTGAGACATCAATACCACGGGCCGCCACCTCATCGATGTCATCGGGATTGTTCCGGCCATCTAGGCCGGACTCCATTGAGACTCGGTCAGTTCGGTGCGGGCGGTGTTGACGAGCGTCTCGAGGGATGTACGGGCCTGCGTGACCTGGTTGGTGAGTTCGGTGCGGAATTCGCGGATCCACGCGTCAGTGTCACTCCTGTATTTGGAGAACACCTTGTCAAACTGCGCAGTGGTGTACGTGAGCAGTTCTTCACCATTCATCATGGCGAAGTGAATGACACCGTTTTCATCGTCATGTACGGTGTGGTGCACGAACTTGGCGATGAACTCATTGATCTTGTTCGTCGAATCCGTGACGAACTTCTCAATGGCCTTGTCCTGAATGCCGTGTGCGCCGACGAGCTCGTTGACCTTGTCCTTGATCTGAGCGAGCACATCAAGGAAGGTGTACGCATCGGAGTGGGTGAATGCGACAACGGAATTGATCGGACCGATCGGACCGATCGGTGCTATGTAGGGCGCTATGGGCATCAGAATCGACCTCCGTACATGAAACCCGGGAAGAATGGTGGCATGATCCATGGTATCGGCTCGGGCACGATCCTCTGCCCTGAACTCCACACATTCATGAACAAGTCGGACAGGTTGTTGAGCACGTGCCCGTCGACATTGATGTACGACGACAGGTACTCTCCCATCAACCGGGTGACGGACCCCTGACGGCCCGAGGAGTCGTTCAGCGCGTCGTTGATCGTCTCCGCGGTGGAACGCCCGCTGCTGGTTCCGGTGCCGTCGCTGCTGGACGACGACCTGCCCCCAGAGGTGGCGTAGTCACCGTCGCTCTTGAGCATCTGCTGAGGGAACTGGCTGGAAAGTGATCCGGATTTCGTGGACGACGTGTTCGTCGACTCCCCGCTCTCTGTGCTGGACGACTTGGTGGTGCCTTTATTCACCGACTTGATCTCATAGGTTGAGAGGATGTCGCCGACGTTGGCGATCGCCAGATAGGCCTGGTTGAACATTGGCATGTCCCGGTACAGCCGCCTCCGGAGTTCGAAGAAGAACAGTTCGTACGTTTCCTGGCCGACCTCGCGCAGCCAGTAGTGTTCGAGAATGATCCGGTTCAGGCGGGGCCGGTAGGCTTCGGAGAATATCGGGTACGAATCGAGGCCGGTGTCGAGGTTCAGCCGTTTCGCATATTCGATGGCGTGGCGGAGTTCGCCGCTGTATTCAGACATTCAATCCTGCCTTCCCGTTCTCGGCAGCATTGGTTTCCGCCTTGTACGTCAAGTCTGGAATGACGTTCTCGTCGAACGCCCACTTCACCGACACATTCAGCCCGAACCTGCGATTCATCTCTTCAACGGCCTGCTGCCTCGGCTTGTTGAACGAGTTGCGGGCCGCAATGACCTGCCCATCCCTCGAGGACGCCTCGTCAGCGACGAGACGCTCCTTCTTGGTCTCATCAACACTGGTGATGCCCATGAACGTCAACGCCTCCCGCCACAGGTGCTGCCATTCCTTGCGAGTCTGCTCGAGATAGGCGGGCTGAATCTGCATGTCCAGGGTGCTGATCACATTGTCGTAATTCAGTTCGGGGTAGCCGAATATTACGGGCGCACCCTGATCCCAATCCCTCAACAGATTCGCGTAGGTTTGTTTCTGCCCCTCCGGACAGGTAATGATCTTCGTCACCCGGAGATTCTTCGTGAGGATCTCAAGGGTTGTGGTGACGTCGCCGAGACGGGCAGCGAAGTCAAGCATCTGATCAGCGATCCCCCTGCGCGAGTTTGTGCCCCACACGGCCACGCATTCTTCCTTCGGCAATTGCAGTGAGACGTATGGTGGTGGCGCGTAGGTGGTGTAATAGGTTGCGTTGCCGTACAGGTCAAGGGGCCCGGATGGGGATGCGGCGGCCATCACCCAGTCGTCGTAACGGCCGTCCCAGTACAGCACGACGAGCCCCCCGTAGTACAACTGCTTCTCAATGAACCGGACATCGATCGATTCCGGGAGGCCTTCCCACTCGAAGCGGGCCATGCACCATTCCGACAATTTGTCGTAGTAGCCGGCGGTGCGCATGTTGCCGAGGCCGATGTGATTCCGGGGAATGAACCGCGACATCACCTCGTGGGGGTTGTACTGGTTTCTACTCATAGCACAACCGTACCCCACCGATTCCCCGTGGGAGCGTTGTCCGCGATGTCGAGGTGGATGATGTGATCCGGGTTCCTCCACACCGTCACGCCACGCAGGAACATGCCCTTGATCGTGGACTTGTAGAGTTCCGGCATGAAAGCGGTATCCATCGTGACATCCGCCATCTTCCAGTAACAGAAGTTCGTCATCGGCAGCAGGTCAACGGCATTCCAGTACCGGTTCAGCGCGTAGCCGTAGCGCAGCCAGTATTCGCCGAGGCGTTCAACCGCGACCTGGTCAACGGTTTTCACACGCACGTTGACGGTGTATCCCTGCTCGTTGATCAGGGCGGAGAAGTTACCACCCAACTGGCCGGACACTGAGGGTTGCAGCATCTTCGCGTCCTGCACCTTCGCATTGATACCGGCGATCGCCATGCGTGCGTCGCCGGCCGCGGTGGCCTTGGCGAGGGAGAGGTTGCTGTTCGCAATCCCGCGGGAGAGATTGTTGCTGATGCGGGTGCGGCCGGCGAGTTCGTCGTTGGCAATGGCGTTGCGGCCGTTGATGGAGATGTTGTTGATCTGATGGTCCATCCAGGCATTGCCGACACCCATGAGGCCGTTGATGGCGCCGCCGAGAAGGTTACCGGAAGCCATCTGCGACAAGCCACCGACACCGGCGTTGATGCCCTGCTGGGTCGACTTCAGCCAGTTCAACTCACGGCTGAGACCGGCGTTGCGGTTATTGATGTCCCGACCAAGATCCGCATTTTGCTGGGAAGCGTCGATGCCCATCATTGCCTGTTGGAAGGCGGTGTTGGCGCCCATCATGGCGCGCTGCTGAGCCCAGTTCACCGATTCGTTCTGGAAGGCCAGGGTGTTCTTATTCGATGCAAGGTAATCCAGATACGAATTATTCGTGATGGGCAACTGCGGGTATTCGGTGATCACGGTGCAGGCGTCCAGATACGCCCCACCCCACGGATCCTGACGGAACCTGCGCCCGTAGTTGATGGGGTAGATGACGGTGCGCGGATTCGGTGGGATGATGCAAGCGGAGATCTGCAATTCGAGCCGGTTGCCGGAGAACAATTCCGGTTTCAGGATCACCGGGGAGCCGGTGTATGTGGTGAGTTCGAACGCCGAGTAAGGGTGAGTTGCGAACTTGACGAGGTGCTGGTAGCGGGCGGGGATTCTGTGCATCATGGTGGTGGTAATGTCCGGCGTCACCTCCTGCCTGTAGGTGAACGACCCGGTGACGAGTTTCCGGGTCGCGGCATCCCTGCCCAGGAACGATTCCCCGCCGCCGAACGACTCGGGCAGCAGAGGCACGATGAAACAAGCCATGATCGACCTGGACGCCCAGGGAGCGTTCTTCAGGGAGTCCATGACGGTGACGAAGTGATCCGCGGAGGTGAACCACAGATCGGCGCCAACGGATACGGACACGCGGCGGTACTGGTTGACCGTGCCCTCACCGTTCTGCTTTCGCTCTGTGGAATGCAGGTCAATGTTGGAACCCTTGGACGTGTTCAGCACAGGGTTCTGGGCGGTTCCGGGGTCGGTGGTGAGATCCGCACTTGCGAAGAAAACGATGCTGTACGCGCCGTCACCACGCGACTGCGGATGCCGGATACGGTGACGGAGGTAGCCGGTTTCGATCATGTCCGCGCCGCAATCGAGACCTTCAGGGACGAGGAGGTTCTTCAGCCCGGTTTCGGTCCCGGCACCGGCAACGAGGAATGACAAATGGCCACGTTCAACGTAACAGCGCCCCAGAGTGACTTCCCACTGGAAACTGGACCACACATCCAACTGAAGATGGAATGCCGTGGTCTGAGGTGCGATATGTTCAACACCTTTGATGAAGTAGTAGAAGGTGAGCGGCCCATCATTGTGGGTTTCCTTGTTCGTCACCTTCATGTAATTGTACCCGTACGCGCTCGAGAGCGGGATGTCGAGGAGGACGTCCTGTTCTGGGCGGGCGTAGGAGAGTTCATTGAAGCGAATGCGCGGTCCGGGGGATGTTTCGAGGTATTTGTCCAGCGCATTCCGGGAATCGAACTTGACCACATTGTTGTACTCGCTGTCCCACGGCACGTTGCAGAGCAGGACTTCGGTGCCGGGTCCCCAGATGTCGTAGTTGAACACCGAACCCGCCGGCAGGACGGGACCGGCGGGCTCGATGTCGAAAGGTGTGGCTGTCACACCACACCATTGTAGCCTACTCGGCGTGTTTCGGTGTGGAGGGTTTTGTGATGTCGTACACGCCGGCGGCGGCGAGACCCAGAATGAGACCCTCCGACAGGGCCTTCACCCAGGCCACATCAGCGTGCTGTGCAGCAAACACGGTGAGCACACCGACGACGAGCGACACGACAGGCGCGGCCGCGGCCGGAAGTCCGGCCTTCTTGAGCAGATTCACGAGTGCCAGCACAGCCGGCACGGTCGCAATCTCAATCATTCAACATCCTTCCAGAGTTCCTCGAGTTTCGGGGGGGCCCGGGGGGCGGGGGGCGCGCGCCACGGGGGGAGGGGGCCCAAACCTC